ATCGCATCAACAGTCAGAGCCAACCCAAGTGCTGGGTTCAGTATTGTTAGTTATACAGGCAACAATACATCAGGAGCTCAGGTTGGTCACGGACTTTCAAGCCCTGCTAAATTTATTATTGTCAAACAAACAAATGCTACTAGAGGCTGGCCTGTATATACAGAAGCTGTCGGTCCTGGTGGTTATCTATCCTTAGACTCTACTGGCCCCACAGCAGGCGACGCAGTTTGGGGTAACGTCGCTCCCACTAGTTCATACTTTACTATTAGTAATCAATCTGAAGTAAATGGAAGCGGCGGTAATTACATCGCCTACTGCTTCGCACCTGTCGAAGGGTATTCAGCAATGGGTAAATACACCGGCAATGGATCTGCTGACGGCGTTTTTATTTACACCGGGTTTACTCCGAGCTGGTTGCTATTTAAGCGTCATGATGCTGGGAGTGACTGGACTATTTATGATACTGCACGAGATCCACATAATGTTGCTGGAGACAAACTAGAGCCAAACACATCCGATGCTGAAAGTGCAGAAGGTGCTGTTGTCGATATTCTTTCCAATGGTTTTAAATTTAGGAGAGGCTCTTTAGAAAATGGAGGAAATGATCAATACATATATATGGCCTTCGCTTCTAACCCCTTCAAAACTGCACGCGCACGCTAACTAATTAATTATGCTTAAACTAGATAACAAGCCCCTATCTTATGATCGGGCATTCACACATAATGATATTCAGTATCCATCAAATTGGCTGCGCTTGGCTTCACTTGAAGAAAAGCAAGCTATTGGAATTAGTGAAGTAGCAGATGATCCCTGGTATGACCAACGGTTCTACTGGGGTGTAAATAACCCTAAGCAACTGAATGACAAGACTGAAACTATTGATGGCGAAGAAGTCAAGACAACTGGCTTGAAGACACTATGGTCAGCCACTCAAGGAGAAATTGCAGCTTCACTGCTAGCTCCTAGTGACTGGCGTGTCATTAAAGCTAAAGAGACTGGTACTAACATCCCGTCTACTTGGAAGACATACCGTGCTGCTGTCCGTACTGCGTGTAATACACGTCAGACAGAGATTGGTAATGCGGCTGATGTACCAGCTCTGATTGAGCTTCTATTCGGTGCAGCCACCATTACCCAACAGAAAAAAGATTCTGAAGGGGTAGATGTGGTTGAACCTGACACCATTACTAACGAAGCTGGAGAGACAGTTGCTAACCCAGTTGCTGGTGATCCAGTCATGGAAACCGTCGCTAACCCTGCCATTGCTACGGCATGGCCTACACCTATTTAATTATGATTACCCTTATCCGTCCCGTTCTGTTCTCTTTTATCCAATCTCCTAAGGTCAAACGATTGATTGTTGACCTGCTACGGAAGTTGGCTTCTACAACAGACAATACCGTAGATGATAAAGCAGTTGACTTTATCGAACGCGGTCTATTTAGTGCTGAGTAATGGAGTGGGTAACACCACCTAAACTACCCTCTCTATTGCTCCCTAACGCGCCTAATTTACCCATACCTATACTAGAGGTACCAAGAGCAGATGTGCCGTCTTACAGGCCGCTTGTGGTACCTCCTAACACGCTTAGGCCACCACCAGGGATAGAGGGTATTAACTCTGATCCTGCTCCTGAAGCAGAGACAAAAACTACCACTACTAAACCAGTAACTCCAAAAGTTACTCCACCTGAAGCTCAGATCCTACAAGTCCCATTTACGGACATTGAAGTCCCAATGCCGACTACTACGATCATGACTACAGCAGCTACTACAGCGTTTATTTCTGTAGGTGCCACCCTTGCTGCTACATCACTATTTAAATATTTAGTGATGCTAATGAAACCAATAATTAAGCAAGCATGGAACAAGATGACAAAAAAGGCGGGGTCATCAAATTCGTCGTCCTCGTCTGGTCAGCCGGACTCCTAACTGCAAGTTATGCAGGATGGATGGAGAAAATGGACCCTACATATGTCGCTTCTATTCTTAGCGGAACTCTAGCAACCTTTTCTATTTCAAGAGAAAAAAACAAATGAAGAAACTACTTCTACTTTTTTTTATTGCGGCTCCAGTATCTGCTCAGGTTACACCTAATTTTACGCAAGGTTCAATGCAATCGACTACCACCACCACGGTTGATATTGAAAGGACAATTGAAACAGAAACCCTTGGTGGTGCTTATTCATCATGGTCTGGAACAAACGTAGTCCCGAGCGGGGACATAGCAGATACCGCTACAACTTATTCAATCCACACTGCTGGCGATCAATTTCAACTAGAGATTGTAACGAGAGCAGCAGGCAAGATTCAAGACAGCCTAGTAACAGAAACAATCGAACAAGTTTCTACTACTACATCCTTATCGGTCTTCTCTCAGTAGCACCTGTCTACGCAAACGAAGACCCAACAGTTAGAAATACATCTAACCCTGTAGCTGCGGCAACAGGCAATGTGACCAATCAGGCGGTTCAATTCCAGAACAATGGAGCACCGTCTCGTCAATACTTTGCGTCAAACAATAGTTGCAATGGAACGACCATGCAGTTCTCGCCCTTTTATATGGGCAATGATACTATTCCTTTCGATAACGAAGGGTATGTACGAAGCAATAACTACGGCGTACAACTAAACTTTTCTGTACCACTAGATGGTGGCATGGTAGAAACCTGTAAAGGTATCGCCAGAAAACACGAACAAAAGATGCGTCTTGATTACGAACTTGTTCGTGCTCTTAAATGTACAGAAATTATGAAAGATGGGTTTACTTTTAGACCCGGCAGTCGTGTCGAAATGATATGTCACGACATCGTACCAATCGTATCTATTAAATAATGGAAGCAATAGTCGCTGCTGTCATTGCAATAGTCGCTGGCGGCGCAACTCTGAATAACAGACTACACAATCGAATAAACAATGTACATGATCGCATTAGTGGTCTTGACAGACGTATCGACGCTATTGAACTTAGCGTGGCTCAGGACTATGTATCTAAAGCTGACCTATCAACAATGGTTCAGCGTATGGAAGATCATATGGTGCGTATTGAAAACAAACTAGATCAAATTGTCCTTAGAAATTAATGAATTATGGCTAACAAACATACTCCACGAGGAGATGCTACTGCTGTCAAAAAATATGGTAAGAAATTTGCACCTGTCCCTTACGGGCCAGCACAGAAACTAAAACAAGCCAAACATCTTCCAGGTCAACGCAAAGGATACAACGCCTAATTATTATGACTTACAAACTTGTAGACCTATACACCGAAAAGGTACTAGGTACTTATGAAACTGCAGAACAGGCAGCAAAAGCAGAATCACACCTTGACCATCAACTGGGTGAAACACGGTATGCAATCGAAACACCTGTAGTTAAAAAACCAAAGGCTAAGAAAGCTGATGTCAAAAAAGAAAGCGACTGAAGATCAGTTTAATGAACTGCATAATCTAGTCACCAAGGAATTTCTTACTCGCATTAAAGCGGGTGAGGCTACGACTCAAGACTTAAAGGCAGCCTGTGATTGGCTGGCAAAGAATGACATTAGTGGCGTTGCCTTTGAAGGCAATCCTTTGTCAAAGCTAGCCAGTGTTATGCCAAATGTAGACCCAGAGCTTGTACAAAGCAGACTATATGGCAAGCGGTAAAACCTCTACGTATTACAAAAAGAACCCTGCTGCACGTAAGCGTAGGCTAAAGCAACAGGCGAAATACAACAAGACAAAGAAGGGTCTAAAGATACGGACGGCTGCTAACAAGTGCAACCGAAAGATGGGTACTTACGGGAATAAAGACGGTAAAGACGCAAGTCATACCGGTCCTAAAACTTGTAAGAAAGAGTCGATGAAAATCAACCGTACCCGTCCACGTAAGGGCAAGAAATACGCACCAAAATGACCCCATTACTTCCAACTCCTGAACATTACCTTTACAACCTAATAACCATGACATCCTCTGAAGCCAAGCGCCTCTGGAGGCGCAGTATTAAAGAACACTTTGGCTGCACATGCGTTTATTGCGGAGAGACTTATGAACTACACGAACTTACTTTGGACCATGTACATCCTCGTTCTCTTGGGGGCGAAGATGTCAATACGAATGTCGTACCAGCATGTACCAGATGTAATCAGGATAAAGGAAGTAACCACTGGCGCTCCTGGATGAGAGAACGCTTCGGACAAAATCTACTTAGAGAATCACTAATTTCTTCACACATTAAATAATGGCTAAAAATAAACGACTTTCTTTGTTGCAACAACAGAAAGCTAAGCTTAAAAAACAACGTGCATTAGCTAAAACGCCTAAAGCCAAAGCAATCGTTGATCGTCGTATTCAGCGTGTCACTGTACAAATTGAAAATACACAGAAACAGCTTAAAGGAGCGCCTGCTAATAAAGCATTACCTCCGGGTAAGACTACACCTACAGGCCGGCCATCTGCTAAACGTGCACAGGCTGCTGCTAAACAAGTTCGTGCCGCGCAAGGTACTACAAGTTCTACAGTAAGAACTGGTCAGCCAAATAAAGGTTATAGAGCAGCACAGGCTGCAGGTTCACGTGCTTTACGCCGAACTGCTGCACGCACTACTGGTCGTGGAGGGTTGGCCGGTATTGCTATGACTGCAGCCTCTATTGCTGCCAGACGAGGTGCTTTAGGTAAAAGGGTTAAAGACTCAATTAAACAAGACGACGAACGTATGGATCGTTTTGTAAAAAATCCTTTGAAAAAAGATACCACCGACGAACGTAAATCTACTCCTTCTAAATCAAAATCTAAGTATCCAACTAAAGCAGTACTTAAGACAAAGAAAAAAAGCCGTGACTACCAGGCTGAAGCCAAAAATAAATCCACACCTACAGCTAAGTCTTCTCCTAAACCAAAAGCTAAACCAGACAACCGTTCAACGCTCTCCAAAGAAATTGACGGTCTGACTAAGTTTATTGCTACTCACAAAGGTAAAAAAGGTATGGAACGTGGGCTTTCACAAGCTCGTAAAAGTCTTGCCTTAAAGAAAAAGAAGAAGTCACAACGTTCTACAACTATGAGCGGTAA